GAAGCGTTTTTGTTGAAGGGGCAGAGATTAATCCTCGTCTTCGAAGCGAAGCCATGAAGAAAATAACGGATAACTATATTGCCAAACTGGCAGGTTCCGCTAATCAAAAAGCTCAAGATCTATACAAGGGCAGTGACGATGCGTGGAAAATGTATAACTTTAAGTTTGAGACAAACAAACTAAAGAATGCATTGCGTGGCTCATCCCCCGAGGAGCAGTATCTTGCGCTCACTGGTCGTGCTGCTCCTGAAGGTTCCGCTGTAACGCCTCAATTGATTGACGATCTAATCAAAGAAGAGTCCGCTCGTATTGTTCGTAATACGGTGCCGAACTATAACCTTGCTCCTGAAGCAATCAAGACCTTGCGGAAGATGCCTATTGGTAACTTCATCACCTTCCCATACGAGATCATGCGTACAGGAACGAACACGATTACTAGAGGTATTCAGGAACTTGCTTCAACCAATCCTGAGATTCAAAAGATTGGTATGCGCCGTTTGACAGGAGCAATGACTACATTTACAGCCGCTCCTATCGCTCTGGCAGAGTTGGGCTACATGGTAAGCGGTGTGACGGCGGAAGAGATGGATGCATATAAGCGTTCTGGTGCTCCTGAGTGGGAGCGCAACGCTACGCTTATTCCTATCGGAAGAAACGATGACGGCAACATTGAGTACATCAATTACAGTTACTCAAACCCATACGACTATCTGACACGCTTTGCATCTGGCGCACTCAATGCGTTTGATACATCGCAGCGCACAGGCGAACCTCTTAGCACCAACCTCCGTAAGGCATTGACTGAAGCCGCAAGTGAACTGGCTTCTCCGTTTACAGACCAGTCGATGATCGCGGAAGCATTGATCGATGTTCTCCCTGCCGAAACAGGGTTTGGTCGTGGCGGTAACCGCATAAGTGGCGCACGAGTATACAACCCAGAAGATGACGGCGTTACTCAAATGCAGAAGTCAGCGAACCATGTGATCAATGCGCTGTTGCCTGGCGGTCTTCCTGTGGATGTTCGTGGTGGCGAGTTTGAGCCAAGCCGATTCCTTCGTGGCGTAGCATCAGCAGTCGATGCAGACGAAGGGTTCTTGGGAATTTCACCAAGAGATCGGTATGGTCGTGAACGCAATTTGAAAGAAGAGATGTCTCGTGCGCTCACGGGTGTTACGGTTCAAGAGGTAGATCCTGCTAGAACCCTTGAATACAAAGGTTTCGAGTTCCGTGAAGCACGACAGGACACATCTGGTATCTTCAACTCTGTTGCTCGGCGTCAGAATGTAACATCCAATGATCTTCTGAATGCCTATGTGGATGCAAACGAAGCACGCTTCCGTGTGTTCAACGAGTTTCATCGGACGGTAGAAGACATGAGAACCATGGGCATGAGCGACAGGGACATTAAAAAGACCCTTGAAGATGCAGGTGTCGGTGGCGTCAATCGTTTGATTCGTGGCGATTACGAACCACTTGAAGTCAGCAAGACCATCATTGATGAGATGCGCCGCAACGGAACATTTAATTTGCTGCCTCGTGGTGAGATCCGAGCCTATCAAGCAGAGCAAAAGGGCAGGGAGTTTGGTGATGTGGAAGAGGATGATTCTGGTCCCTTGGAAGCACCTACAGGTGGATTCAATATCGCTCCATTACTACAGCAACAGTCTATGACATCACCTCCGGCTGTCGCGCCTAGCACCACGGCTCCCGCAACTGGAACCACGGCCCCTGTTGCAAGGAGTTCAGGTCGGTTTAATGTGTCGCCACTTTTGGTTCCTGACCCTGCAACCAGAGCAACCTTTGGGATAGAGTAATGGACGTAAACAAACTCAAAAAAGAACTTGCCCTTGATGAGGGCGTTAAGCACGAGATCTATCTTGATCATCTAGGCTACCCCACGTTTGGTATAGGGCATCTAATTAAGAAGGATGATCCTGAATATGGCAGTCCTGTCAAAACTCCTGTGTCAGAAGAACGTGTTGACGAGTGCTTCAAAGAGGACATCAAAGTCACGCTTGCTGACTGCCTGACGTTGTATGATGACTTCTATGAGCTTCCAGAAGAAGCCCAGCTAATCATAGCCAACATGATGTTCAACATGGGTCTTCCTCGAATGACGAAGTTTCGCGGGATGAAGCGCGGGGTTGATGCAAGAGACTGGAATAAAGCAGCCGATGAGATGGTCGATTCGGCTTGGTATTCGCAGGTAGGCAAACGCAGCGAGAGATTAGTTAACCGTATGAGGGCATTGGCTGATGGTGAGTAAAGTTAGTTCTGTTTTCAAATTTATTTGGCAAGAGTTCTGTTTCAGGATGTCTAAAATCTTCTTGAAGATCGGCGATTGGTTTTACAGAAGGTATATCAATAGCTCTAAGAATGCTGAGTGAATTAGACACAGGCAAGATCGGCGAATATATCTGCGCTCTGCGTATGCTTAAATCTGGCATCTCGTGTCAGATCGCCAATTTCGAGGCTTTGGATATCATCGCTTACCATGAAAATAGGTTGATCCGCATTCAAGTCAAGTCCAGCACCCTAAAAAAGAATGGATCTGCACCACGAAATGGATATCAATTTAACCTTGGTATTGGTGGGAAACAAAAGAGGGTGATGACCAGCGCAGATTGTGATGTCATAGCACTGGTCGCCATCGAACAAGAGCAAGTGATCTTTTACCCACAAGATAGACTTCGGCAAAAAACAAAACGCCTGTCACCGAAACGGTTTGACAATGATGATGTCTGCCTTAGTTCTTGGAACAGAACTATGTCTCATCTGTTTGACTAGGATCCCAACCCTCTGGGGCTGGGTGATACACCAGATGAAACGCTCCGCATTCTGGGCAGCTCAAGTTCGACACAATAAAGTATGCGTCATCGTCATCGATGTCATGGTCGCCGCCCCAGATTACTTCGTGATTACAAAGAAAACAGTTAGCCATTATCCTACTTCTCCCCAGTTGTTGCCTAGTTCCTGATCCACCTTGCTCGGCACTTTAAGTGGCGTGCTGGTTTCCATGATCTCCGTGATTCTCGATGCTTGCTCCTTGGACTCTACATTGAAGCAGAGTTCGTCATGTACCGTGAGCAATGGCACAAGACCCTCTTTGTAGCATTCAACCATCGCGGTCTTCGTTTGGTCGGCTGCCGAACCTTGGATCAATCGGTTCAACGCCTTGTAGGTGAAGGCGCGGCGGATGTTCATGCCGTACTCTTTCTCCGCATCTTCACGCTTCATAGGCTTGTTGTAACCAAATGTCCTTGGCTCCCACATATCAAACCGACACTGCCGCCCCGACATAGTCCTGATCTTGCCATGCTTGCTAGCCTGGTTCGATACCAGATCAGCCAACCCTTTAACAAAAGGAACTTTAGTGTGGTATTGCCCCAACAATTCGGTGGCTTCGTCTGTGCTGATGTTCATCGTGTTGGCTAGTTTACCTTTGCCCATGCCATACATGATGCCCAGATTCACGGTCTTGGCCTGCTTGCGACTGATCCCAGCCATGTCTGCCACCATCTGGTGGAAGTCCGCATCGCCCTTGTGGTACTGCTCAACCAGTTCGTCAACCAATGGATGCCGCATGTTGTCGTTGAGGCTGGCGCAGTAGTGCACCAAGAGCCTCGGCTCTTGACTCGCGTAGTCAAAACTCCCCCACTTGCAGTCCTCGTCAGGGATGAATAGGCCACGAATCAATGCCTTGATCTCTGGATCTCGTGCTGGGATCTGCTGTAGATTGGGGTTACTGGATGAGAAACGCCCTGTCACAGTGCCTCCATCATCAGATCGAAGCGGATGAAATTCACAATGGATCCTACCGTTGTTCGAAAACTTCAGAATGTTGTCGATGAATGTGTTGCTTGCTTTATCAAGTTCCCGCAGCCGAAGGATCTTTGCTGCAACAGGGTGCGGTGAGGTTTGTAGGAAAGCCTTCGTGAACGATGGCTGACCGTTGCCTTCTGTCCTATTATAATAAAGGTTATAATAATCGAATACTTTGGCTACACTGGTGGCAACCCACGGCTCGACTTGCAATCCTGTTTCATGCTTGATGTCGGCAACAAGATCCTTCTTGGCTTGGATCAGGTTTGCCTTGGCTTGTTCAGCACCATCTATGTTGACCTTCACACCACGCTCACGCATGTCCAGCATGACAGGTATCAGTGCCGTTTCCAGATCAAAGACCGTCATCAGGCTTTGTTGTTCCAGTTCAATCTTAAACTTGTTCCACAACTTCAGTGTAAGTTCAGCGTCTTTCTCCGCATACTTGCCGACAAACCGTGAGTTCAGCCGCCACATTTCCCCTTTCGGATCGAATCCATGGTCAGCCGCAGCCGCACGAAGTGTCTTCTCATCCTTGCGCTCGTTCAAATAATCCCGAGACAAGTTGTTTAGGCTGTAACTGAAGCGGTTCTCATCAAGCAGAGGCGCGGCGATCATAGTATCAATAATAGTACCTTCAACCTTTACCCCAGCCCAGCGCAGCCAGCCAGCGTCATAGGTGGCATTGTGCATGATCTTTGGAATATCAGGCGTAGCAAGTTGATCCTTGAGCCAGTTCATGACTCGCTTCAATGGGATGTTGCCACCGCCCTCGTGAGCGATAGGGTAGTACCCGACAAAATCCCCTGCCGCAATGGCGACACCTACTATGAAGCCATCGTTTCGGCACCACCCTGGCCCTAGTTCCATAAGGTTTGGATCACTTGTTTCCAGATCGATGGCGATATAACTTGAGTTACGCAGATCTGGGAACTCTGATGGGGGGAGCCAGTCCTCATCGAATGTGTCTATATCCATACGATGAAGCCAACTTAGTTGGCTACTCTCTTTCCGTGCCATCTATCTCTCCTCCAAGACTCGCATAGCCAGCAATGTCAACCCAAGAGTCCTCATGTTCTGGTGTATTTATCAACCGAGCAACCTTGAGAAGGATCATACACTGATAAACTTGTGCTACGCTTATTTCCTTTTTCAATACAACAGACCAGAGTTTAGCAATATTTTCATGGTTTTCATAGGCATTGCCGTATGCCGCCGCCCTGTTTCCATCAACCAAACTTTTTGCTGTACTGAGTAATTCGTCCCGTCTCATATCTCATACCTATATTTACATTCTGGATCTACGATATGCAGATTGTGTTTCGTTCTCGTGATTCCTGTATAGAACACACGGTGCTCATCATCTTGTTCAGGGTTCTTGACCGCCGGATAACACGACTCCGTGAACAGCATGATATTGTCATCCTCCCCGCCCTTCATGCGGTGGATAGTAGATAGGCTGATCCTTGCTTCCATGTTGCCTCTTCGCTTGATCGCCGCCAGATAGGTGCGTTCTTCTGGGGACATATTCACGATGTCCTCGGAACTGGTAGACTTTTGCGACAACATACCATGATCACGAACCAGATCCTCATACTTATATATCGCTTGAGGATCCACAGCATCGAGAGACTTGACCGAACCTCGTTGAACCACGGCTCTTGAACCTTGCTTCGGCACTTGCTTGTACAGTTCCCGAACATCTTCGAGGCTCACGCCCTCTCCCTTTTGTAACCGATCCCAGATCTTCATCGCCTTGAGCAGTTCCTCATTGAAACTGAGGCGATCATACATCCGAAACAACTGACCATCGTTGCGCAGTTGAGTGGCTACTTTGGCTATTATATTGTTGGTTCTGCCCATGATTGTCCACGAACCTTGATCCGTATCCACATCGTGCCAACTTGAGTACCACTGGATATCCCCCTCACGATCCATTGGATTCCAGTCCTTGGGCTGGCGATACCCGATCCTCTGAACCACACTGTTGGCTAGATCGAACACCTTCTTCGGCACGCGATAACTTTGATCCAAGATCTTTTTGTTGTCGCAAGCGTTCATGAAGTTGCTGACTTCTACACCGTTCCAACGATGGATACATTGATCGTCATCCCCAGCGTAGTAGATACGATCAGCGTGTTGCTTGAGCACATTCACTTGATGCCACTGCAAAGGCGTTAGATCCTGTGCCTCATCGACAATAAGAACATCAAGCGTTGGTGCCGTGCCTTGCCTCACGAACTCCTGCACCATGTCGGTGTAGTCGTGCTTCATGGCTTGCCTCTTATAAGACTTGTAAGCCTTGGCGATATGCTCGACATTCTCCCAGTACAGACTGTAGTCAGCGCGATCATTGAACTCTTCTTCGAGTGAGATGCAGCGCATGGCAGATCTGGCTATGATTTCCAGATACTTGTTGCCCTCCTTGTTGGACATCGGAACCAGTCCGTCTTCCATTGCTCTCGCCGTGTTGCCATCAAAGACCATGCCCAGATCCCTACCAAGCATATTGAAATCGTAAGCATTCATCAGGTCTTCATGGTTGTAGCCAAGCCAGCGGTGGCCAATAGAATGTAGTGTCCTGAACCACGGAACATCCTTGTCCGTCAGTCCAAGATCGGAGCCAGCCCGAGCTCGAGCCTCTTCGATAGACTTCTTCGAGAAGGACACAAAGCCGATACGGTCAGGGGGCGTGCCTCTTGACAGTTCTTCTTTTATCAAGTTGATCAGGGTGTGGGTCTTGCCACATCCTGGTGGTCCGAATATGAGTGTCTCATTCGTCATCGACTTTGCCTCTGGGACGATTAGCCAGCCACTCTTCGACTTCTGACCGCAGCCATCTTGTTGTGCTGTTCTTGTCCGTATGAGGACCCAACACAACTGGCTTTGGGAAGTGGCCTTCTTTCACCCAGATATATATGGCAGATCGAGAAACACCCAACCATTCCGTCAGGTCGCCAACCTTCAGGTATTGATCGTTAGAAAGGGATGTCATCCATGTTCTCCTTGTTGCTTGGTAGTTTGATTTCTGTGTCTTCGAACTCAGGCACCCACCATACTCGAATGTTGTGCCATTTGCCCGACTCATCTTTTAGTTTGTAGTATCCATTGCATTCACCTCCATTGTTCAAACGCTTCAGTCGCTCTTGTAACTGAGGTCTGTTGAACGCTTGGAAGCCTCGTGTCCGCAGGAACTCCTGCAAACCTTTCATCGTGAAGTAAACAAGATCGTTCTCTGTCCACGGCTTGCCTAACTTCAACTCCTCTGGTGACCGCGCCCTGATCCGGCTGGTGCAGTAGAACTCTAGCAGTTCTTCGAACTGACCTGTCATTGTCAGTTCTGGCGACACCTCGATGTTTGTAGCAGTCATCATCAGGTTGTTCACCAACACCTGCCAGTCCCCTGGTTTCATAGTAGGGGGCATGAAACTAATCTGATCCATGCAGGCTCGCTGGAAAAGCGTTGGCATCTGCAACTGTTCAGTTGAGAGTTCGAGTCGCTGGCCATTGACATCGAGAAAGTAAAGTCTGGGTTCTGATTGCAGGATAGTCAGACCGCCCATCGATGGCATGGCGGATGATTTACCTACGCCGTGCTCCATGGTGATGCACTGATCTCTGTTGCAATAACTAGCCATCGGTTCGTCCTTGCACTTGTAGCCATACTTATCTTTTTCTACCTGCTTCTGAAGACGGACAATGTCATTGGCTGGAAGCGGCGGCTTACAGATCTTGCCGTTCCATTCTTCCATCTTCTTCTTCCAGTTGTCGGGGTATTTCTTTTTCAAGAATATCCCTGTATGCAACATCGTGTTGTCACGGCCACCTTCACCGACACCCATCATCACAATATACTTGATGCACGGTATTAGGCCATCGAACTCCTGCTCCTTGGACTCGAAAGATAGTTTAGACAGATCTTCAATGGTGGTCTTCTTTTTATCTACCAAGTCAAGGAACTCTTCCAAAGATAGATCATTGCCTTTGGCATCCACGGCATATCGCAGTGTGTTCTGATGGTCAAAGTATGGCAGGTTAATAAAGTTGCCAACATCCCCCCGATCAGCAAGGATCTGATCCTGCTTTGGGAAAACCTCGCAGCCCGAGTAGCCAAGCACGGCAGAGAACTCTGTCAAGTAATCACGCATATCCACAGCCCGAACCCAATCCTTCATAAAAAGGTAGAGGTGTGCTCCGCCAGACTTGGATCGGCAAACAACAAATGGAATACCTAGGTTGTCGCACTTCTTCTGGATCTCGGCATGGTCGATTGGATACTTGTCAATATCAAGAACCCCAAACCGACAAACATTTTTATCTGTAATCGGGATCGAACCCACACCTTTTGTTCCATCTAAATGTTGTGCAATCAACTCCTTGGTTAGCGGCTCTTTGACTATGAAACTTCTTGCTTCTGTCTTTCCGTTACGCCGCTTGGCTCCGACTGTTGTTTGACCGTGTGCCTTGTCTGATCCTTCAAACACAGCCGCAAAGCGGTCAATTAATTCCATTATAAACTCCGTGAGAAAAATGGGGGGAGTCCCCTGTGCTCCCCCCAAGTGGTTCAATTAGAATGGCACATCATCGTCCGGTGCGGTGGACGCTGGTGCTGGTGCTTCCTCGGCTACTGCCTTGGCCTCGCCTTTCATAATTGACTCACGGAACGATTTGGCTTCATCGAACAAACCCTTGTCCTGAATGAACCCAATCTTTTCAACTTGCCAGTTGTACCAAGTGCCCATGGTGTTGGACTCCTCAGTAGTGGAGAGTTTCCACATGGTTGCATACAGGGCAGGCGTGCGCATTTGTCCCTTGCTATCTTTCACCTTCTGCATTGCACTCTGTGTTTTCCAACGGCGACTGACCTTCAACTGTGTAGACTTCATGTCCACGATTGCTGGCTGGGTCATGCCATCTGCGCCCACCAAGATGCAGTAATGCTGATCAGACTTAACCAACTCATTACCGTTTGGCAGGATCTCTTTCGCGCCGTTGCGTGTGGTCTGGGAAAGATCTGGGTCAGCAACTTGCCGCTCCCCGACAAAACCACCACCACTTTCCAACGGAACAAACTCAAGGTATTTGGTTTCCTGGTAGCATGGGATGACAGTGATGCCATCTTCTCCGCCCCAGAACTCCCCAGTCACCGTGTTGAAGGCATCGCCCTGTGATGCACCTTTAATAAATGCAGGGTCGCTCTTCTTGATTTGCGGTGACAGTGCTTGAATGACACGAATGAAGGGGATCTGTAACTCCGAAGTATCGTAGTCGACACCCTCTCCAGCCGTAGCCAGAATGTCATCCATCATTGCGGCTGGCAGACCAGCCTCTTCTTTTTTTACGATTTCTGTGCTCATGATTATTTCCTCTTCACATCAGCAGTTCTTGCAACATATGCTCCAAACATATCCAGATCTAAAGGTAGACCTTGTTCCACCCGCTCTTTGACAAATGCCTTGAGCGTCATGGCATGGATATGCGTCTTTTGTTCTGGGTGAAAACCACGCTGTTCGAGGTCATACATGACATCGCCAGCCTGATTGTCTTGCCCACGACCAAACGACACGATGATGTCGTTCTTAATGATGTCGTCCAGACCATGTTCACGGAGCCAGTTGAAAGCCTCCTGCTTACGGTCAGCAGGGATAGACGCTGAGACAAACGGTTTCAGTGTTACGGTTGCACCTTCCACATCGACACGCTCGATACCCATCTCATCCATGAGGGCTGGGATCTGCTCAAACGATATCCGCTGTTTCTCCTGCTTCAGTGCCTTCAAATGTTCTTCAGCGTCATCGATTTGCTGTTGAACATTATTTAAAAGACGAACCAAACTGGAGAGTTGTTTGCCGCCATCCGCATTTACACCGCTAAGTGTATCCGCATCGGCGAACATTTCTTCTTCAAAGATTGTTTCACTCTGCTTCATAGCAAGTACATCCTCTT